TCAATCAGTAAAAGGTGATACTATGACGTTTCAAAAGAAAAATAAACCCACGTTTGAGCAGTGGTCTCAACAGAAAGAAATAATTGCGCGGTTTCCATTGAACCCTGCTGTAATTGTTGCAGAGTTTCAAAAGAGCCATCGTGTAGACTTAAATCGGATCCGTATTGATAGCATGCGAGAAGAATATGAAAAAATCTTTGGAGAAGACCAGTAAGAAAACGTGTGAGGTGGCGGAACTCACTAACGGAACCAAAGTAGGATTATTTGATCTCATATCAGACTTGTCTTATAGTAAGAAAGATTTACTCCATGACAAGTCAACCGGGTTTGTAAAGAATAACGTGTTGAGAGTCTATGTGCCATACATGGTAAACAGAGCTTTTTCGCTTGATTTATCTTCTATCCTAGACGCGCAGTTAATGAATGAAGCATATTTCTTGAATCCTGATATTCAGCATGATTTTTATCTTCATGGGTTGCGTAAAGCAAAACGATTCAACAAATGGCCCAAGACAGTTATCGAAGATGAAGTAAAAGTGATTTCAGAAGAGTATCAGGTGAATACTAAACAGGCTAGGGAAATTGCCAGAACCCTGACTAAAGAACAAAAAAACATCATTCTAACAAAATATCAGAGCAAGGGCGGCAAAAATGGAAGATCAAATTGAAAACGATCCATTCGATGGAGTTGGTCTAAGGATTTCATTACCTGATACTGATGGTGCGTTTTTGAAGGTCAAAGAAACTCTAACACGCATTGGGCTTTATTCCAAGTCTGAAGGCAAACAAGTGCTGATTCAGTCTTGTCATATTCTTCATAAGCGTGGGCAATATGCAATCGTGCATTTCAAGGAAATGTTTTCGCTTGATCATAGAGATTCCACCTTTGCTGTTCAGGATGAAGCACGACGTGATGCTGTAGCATTGCTTCTTCAAGAATGGGGGTTGTTGACGTTATTTGATCAGCCTGCAACGGAAGAAGAAGAAAGAAAAGTTGCGAAGTTTAAGGTGATTCCGTTCAAAGACAAGTCTAATTGGATTTTGCGCTCCAAATACACGTTCTCACATAGGAATTAATATGACAGTTGATAAAGACTGTTCGCACATGTGTGGTTTTCCCGTTATGAAGGAAGACGTGTTTTATCAATGTGGTTTTGTAGATAGTAATTTTGATACATGCGCGCCGTATATTAACAATGTTTATTGGTATGGAGCAAATGAACAAGAACCACTTCCTGGAACAATGGAAGAAGTGCTTGATATGCAACTGAAACAAAGATTTTGTTTCAATTTTGATAAACCAATTTGTTGAGGAGTATTAAAATGGTGAGTAAGAAGAAAGTTGTTAAGGCCACGGGTAAGAAAAAGCAAAATAATGTGGTCAAGACAATGCCTGCTGTTATAAAGAAGAAGGCTGGCGCGAAGAAAGCAAATAAGAAGGTGAGCGCAGTCAGTGTATTTTCTGGAGGTACTGGAGCAACTAAGGCTGTTCTGACGACCACTCCTGCAAAAGTAGATACATCCACTCCTGTGAATAAGTGGATTGGTACATATGATAAAAGCATTGACCCTTATTGGTTTTTGGAAGATTATTATGAAGGAGCTTCACACCCTTTAGAGCATAAAATGTTTGAAGCAGCTAAAACTTCGCCAAAAACTTTCAAGGCACCGTTTTGGGCGAGGGTTCTTTGGTGGTTTGTTAAGAAATGATTGAGGATGAAAAGCGCGCCTTTTTGGAATATGCTAACGCTATTATAGCAGAATGCCATAAGGTAAAATTCGAAGAAGGCATACCTGGTTCAGCTCGCTATGCCAATATGGAAGAAAAACTCAAAGACCCTCTACAATTTTACATTTTAGGCCACAGTGATGGACGCGAGAAGATGGCTAAGGAATTGTTGACTGTCTTAAATGCAATTTCTACTGCTGAACGAAAATGTAGCGAGTTGATCGTAGAACAACTATTGGATAGAGTGTCAAAGGATAAAAAATGGCGAAGAAGAAAATGAATAAAGAACAGGCAAAAGGGGTAGGCGATGTAAATGGTACGGAAAAGGGTTCAGCGGCGCGTTTCAATACTGGTAAAATGAGATATGATTTGCTTGATATTGGAACTTTGATTGCTTCTCTAAGAAACCAACTTGCTGAAACTCCTTATGTAGACGTGTTGGAATCTCTCGCAGACTGGCAACATGGCGGAAAATCGAGTTTGTTACTTGATGCTTCTTATAAGTTGTCTGAATTAACAGGGGAACATTGGACAGCTAACCCAGTTTGCATTGGATTTGTTCCTTGGGATCAGTGTGCAGAAGTTTTTGAATATGGAGCTAAGAAATATTCTGCTTGGAATTGGTTGCGTGGTCAAGCTTGGTCTATCCCATTTGCTTGTTGTTTAAGGCATCTTGGTAAAATAGCTTCCGGGCAATGGATTGATGAAGAGTCTACCAAAACTCACTTAGGGCATTTTCTTTGTAATGTAATGATGTTAGTATATTATGAAAAGGAGTATCCAGAAGGTGATGACCGCCCTCCTTTCTTGAAAAAACAATGAGGTTTAAATGCGTTTTTATACCAGCGTTATCAATCAAGGGAAGAACATTTATGTACGAGGATGGGCAGAAGGAAAGCGTTGGGCAGAAGTAATTCCTTACAAACCGAAGTTGTATATAGAAAATGTGAAGCATCCAAATAATGCTAAATTTGTTAGCATGATGGAAGGAAAAGCATTAGCGCAAGTTGATTTTGACAGTGTTTATGACGCAAGGGAATTCATACAAAAGTATGAAGGACTTTCTGATTTTCATATACATGGATCAACCAACTGGGTGGGCCAATACATCTACGATACTTTTCCCGGCGAAATTCATACTGATTTGTCTCGTATCAATGTTCTATTCATGGACATCGAAGTTGATAGCAAAGGTGGATTTTCGTCAGTCAATGCTGCTGAGAAAGAGGTTATATCAATCACCCTTTGTACACGTGGCAAATATTTTGTCTTAGGATTGGTAGACTTTAAAATTCCAGAAGGCAAGAATGTTCAATATCATAAATGCAGCAACGAACGTGAGTTGCTTGCTATTTTCTTGAAAGTGTGGGAAAAAACTGATCCTGATGTTGTAACAGGTTGGAATACCAATGGTTATGACTTGCCGTATTTGATCAACAGAATAACAAGGGTGTTTGGCGAAGAGGAATGCAAGAAGCTGTCTCCGTGGAGAAAGATGCCAATCTTGAAAGACATCATTGGTAAAGCTGGACGCAAATCCGTTAAGCCATTCATTGATGGAATAGCCTGTCTTGATTATTATGACTTGTACACCAATGGTAAATTCGTTCAAAGTCAACGTGAAGAGTACACGCTTGATTACATTTCAAAGTATGAATTGGATGCTGAAAAGACAGACTACAGCGAATATGGTTCACTTGCTAAGTTGTATGAACAGAATCCGCAATTGTTCATTGAATACAACATACATGACGTTGAATTGGTAGTTGCGCTAGATAGCAAATTGAAATTTCTTGAACTTGTGTATTCAATGGCGTATGACGCAAAAGTTAACTATCAGGAAACATTAGGATCGGTATACATCTGGGAAAATATCATACGCAATCACCAGCTTTCTAAAGGTGTCGTTATACCTTTGAAGAAAAGCGCCGGTGAAAAAAGTGAAACAATTGTTGGCGCTTACGTTAAGAATCCTAAACCAGGCATGTACCATTGGGTTGTGAGTTTTGACGCATCATCGTTGTATCCATCTTTGATCAGACAAATCAATATCAGTCCCGAAACGCTGTATGGGTTGAAATACAGTCTGGATATGTCCAACATTGACGACGACAGTTGGACGCAAGCTAAGGCTATCGCTGTTGCTAATCGCTGGACGATTGCTTCAAATGGAGCAGCGTTTGATAGAGACAAGGACGGATGTTTGCCGGAATTGATGAGCATTTATTATCAAAAGAAAAAGACGGCTTCAGATCAGCAGATTGAATTAGAAAAAGAACTTCAATTGAAGCCAAACGACAAAGAATTAGAAGCACGCATCCGCATGCTGAAGTCGAGAGTGTTTGCGGTTAAGATCTTGATTAACTCATGTTTTGGAGCAACATCCAATCCTTATTTTCAATTCTATGATAATAGAATTGCAGAAGCTATCACGATGTCTGGTCAAACGTTAATTCAAGCTGCAGCTAAAAGGGTAAACGCTG